CCTCAGTAGGAGCGCCTTTAGAACCAACCTTACGCATCTTTTCCTTAGAACCCGCCTTGATGCGCTCTTGCTTGGCATTGATGTTTGCGTAAAGACCTTGTTTCATTTCTTTTTCCTAGATTGAGATAAAGCAATGGCAATAGCCTGTTTAGGTTTCTTGACAACAGGGCCACCTTTGCCAGAATGAAGCGTTCCCGCCTTGTACTCTCGCATAACCTTAGAGATCTTGGCCTCAGCTTTAGTCTTTTTCACTTGCCACGACCTGTTTTTTTCATCATGTTAGTAGCAGTACGGCTACCACGGACGGGCATAGACTTAGGCTTACCAACAGCAACCACAATGGTTACAGGCATACCTTTGGCTTTTTTGGGAGCTTTAGAACTAGTCATTTTGGGGGATTTTCCGTACATCATTTTTCCTTGGTTATGGGGCCGCCACCTTTCCACGCATCACAAGTACGGGCGGAAGCACAAGTGAATTGAAACAAGTCGCAATAGCCGAGATCTGCGGCTTTGATAAACTCTTCGTCATAGGACAATTCATCTTCGCCTTCATCCTTTTCTAGTCCACCAATGATGCATTCCATCATCTTAGGAGTCTGGATAAAGGCCGCACAATTACCGCAGAGCATTGATTTAATGCTTTCAGTAGGTGCTTTATACATCTTGGCCTTCTTTAGCCAAAACAATTCATTAGGCTCTTCTGGATTAGGTGGGCCATAGCCAAACTTCTTGAACGCATTGTTTCGGTTCTTCAGATTGATCTGAATATCCTGAGTGGCTATAGGGCAGATAACACCAGATAGTAAGCTCATCGTATTACCTTAGTCGCAATAAACGAAATAATACCGCCAACAACAGAGGCAATAGCCATTCCTACAAAGAAACCGCCTTTAGACTTGTTTGCCATCTCTAAAAGCGTCTTAATATCTTGCCGAAGTGCATAAACTTCAGTCTGTAAAGCCTCAACTTGAGCTTCTAGCTTACCAAATTCTCGTGGGTCAATTTCAGACATTTGCGACTTTCTTTGGTCTACCTAACTTCTTTACAGGAGTAGGTTGAGATAGAACTACTGGTTTTTCAAAGGACTCTTTTTCTTGTCCATCAATTCTGACATATCCTGCATGACCTTTCATGCTGTCAATATCGTGCTGATGAACAAAAGTTACTGTTTGACCGCTTACCAAACAACGAAATGTAGCCATAAAAATCCTTTGAAAAAGGGGGTTATTAGCCCCCCTTTATTAAACTGCACGAGCCACGATAAGGTTCAATGTAGTTGATGCCAAGTCCACAGAACCTGCTGTTGGGTTGTAGGTCACGATAGTCACTGTATTAGCGGCTGAAACATAGGCTCTACGAACCAAACCTGCTTCAGATACGCCAATTGCCATACCGAGAACCATATCACCTAGTGCAACGCCTGGAACTGTAACTGTATCTGTAGCGGTAGCAGTAGTCGCTACTGATGCGCTATCGAGAGTACAAGTAACGTCCCAAGTGTCTGTAAAAAGACCACGGAACTGATCGTTACCTCTGCGGGAAACGACTGCTGTTGCTGCTGCCATAATAAATTCTCCTAATTAAGTTAAAAAAGTCCCCCCACCACGAAGGCAGGGGGCGCAACTGCAATTAGGCTGGAACTGCCAAAGCAAAGGCGGCTGAAGCATCAGCAGCAGTGCTAGTGGCGTTAGTACGGAGAGCCTTGACACCATACAAAGTATCAGCAGTAAACAATGTACCGAGGTACTCTTGCTTGTACTGAGTCTGTGAACGGATGCCCAACTGCTCAACCAACACCATGGAGTCTTTGTGGCCCATCAAGCAAATACGGTCAGTGGTAGAGTTACCAGCGCCAGTATCAGCGTTAGAGGAAGCAAAAACAGCCATACCATAAAGCTGACCAATTTCACCGTTGCGGATTGCATCGCCATTGCCGACGAATGCTTGCTCAGTGTAACGAGCCAAACCCATCAGCGTGTTACGGCTTGAGGGTGGGATCAAGAAGAAACGACCGTCCATAGGAACATCGTTGTCATCAAGACGTTGGATAGTGCGACGAATAGCGGCATCAGTCAAAGCGGCTGCGTTTGAAGATGTGCTGTTGTAAGCAGTAGTGCCATCAGAACCAACAAAGGCTTTGGTGGATGTGTTGCTAGTAGCATAGTCGTTAGTACCGACAGTAGCACCATTGAATGCACGACCCAATTGAACCAAGTCAGTGTCGATGCGTTTAGCCAAGGCATAACCAGCGTCTTCTGTGTAGAAAGAACGCAGTGATGTCAGAGCTTGAACTTCGACGATGTCTTCGATCAAACGTGAGTATTCATAGTGCTTGTTGATCGACACTTGAATCTGAGTATCGCTCTCTGCAATCAGAGTAACGGCATCAGTAGCGGCCTTCAAAGAAGCATTGCCACGAGCGGGGCTAGGGATGTTGATATTGTCACCCTTTTTGCCTTTGAAAGACATCTTCTTGACTATGTTAGCCAAAACGAGGTTCTTTTTATAGGCGGCAACAATTTCATCACTCCAAATTTCTGGAATGAAGTTAGCTGCGGAGGTAGTGGTTACACTATTTGTGGGGGAAAATGCGGTATTAGCCATGATTAAATTTCCTAAGTTAAATTATCGAACACGACCTTCGGAATATGCTTGCATGATTTCATCACTCAATGCTTCATATCTAGAAGGATCAGTCATCTTGAGACGAATGAGGTCACTCCTTCGATAGACTCTCTTTGAACTTTCTCCAGATCCACCTACATCAACTTGTGCGGCTTTCATGCTCTTTGTCCTCTGTGCGTTACCCGCTTGTTCAGACTCTTTAGCTTTAATGCCACGCAATTGTTTGAAGGTAGACAACAATTCATTAGCCGAATCATAGTCAAAATCACCATCAGCCTTTGCGTAGAGTCCCAAGCGTACAGGTGATGATTTCACCCAGTTTTGGAACTCAGAATCATTGACTACTTGTGAGTAATCAGGATGATCTTGCGCTAACTTCTGCTGAATTTGCATCCTTTTGAAATCTAGACCAGCTTGTCTGGCCGCAAGAACATCAGGATGTCTATCAATCGTATTTTGAACTGCTTTCTGAGGATTCTCAAAAAAGTCAACTTCAGGTTCTTCCTCAACTTGCTGTTGTTTTGATCCAAGGTTTTGCTTTAGCAACTCATCAGCCAATTTACGGACTTCGCCAACCTCTTGGGCTTGCTTACCAATGAGCTTTTCAGCCTCTTGGTGCATCCGTACTATCTCTTCTAGACTTTTTGCCCTGTATTTCTCAGGAAGTTCAGTTTTAGACTCTTCTACTTCGAGTTCGCCTAGCGGCTCTTTTTCATTATCAATCAGCATATTTTTGTTCCTGCCAAAATGGTTGTAGGATAATCAACTCGGCTTTCGCTTATGAGTTGGCTTTGCGCTCTGCATTCAATTTATCAATGTGTTTAGCCTCAAACCGTCCATAAGAGGACGGAAAATGACCAGACCAACCTTCTAAATTGAAGTTAGGTGCGCTTATTATGCGGTGAGCAATCCCACCACATTTACACTGAATTTCAGTAGTCTCATAAACTACCAAAGCCTCAGTGCATTGCCCGCATTCGCAAGCAAATTCATACATTCTTTTCATTCAAATCCTCGTATGCTCGTTCGCTGACACTTTTAAGTGTTTTTAGCCAAGTCAGGATAGAAATCTCGCCTTTGCGAAATTGTAAACTTTTTTCGTCTGCAATGGTAGATACATTATTAACTGCTTCTAACATTACATCAATATCTTCCATTAGGTCAATCCATCCCTGTTGGGAGAATAGGTCAAATCTCGCCTCGTAATACTTTTGCAGTTCTGGAGTCATTATTTAGCCTCCAAAGCAGTAATACGTTGTGTCAATGTAGTGATTAGAACTTGTTGTTCTTGGATACACTTCATCAGCGCATATTGCAAGTCAGTCTGGTAGATTGATAAGCGCATTTTGGGTTCTTCTTCAGTTCCCCAATTACTTTCCATCACCATTTCGGGTGCAACAGCTTGAACATCTTGCGCTATCACACCTAATGTTAGGCCGCCATCTTCCTCAAGGTTTTGGTCGATGTAATTGAATGTTTGAACAGGAATTGCGCAAATCTTGGCAAGGTAAGAAGTAGCAGGTGTAAAGTTTATTTTCTCTCTGCGGTCAGACAAGTTGACATTGTTTGCGCTGTAGTTTGCAATACCACCATTTGATCGAGCAGACATTCTTAGTGCGGAAGAATCATTACAATATAAAAATTCATTTTGGGCGCTATTTGGAGTAGCGGCT